ACATAGGTAAGAACGAATGAAAAATTATGATTTTGTATTCATATTGGTATGCCTATTTGTACTAAGAATAATTCTATTCTCAGCTTCCTATGCTGACGCAATATGTTTATTATCAATCTTGGCTTATATAGCTTCTCAAGAAATACTCAAGAGCAAAAAATTAACTAGTGAAGTTCTAGTAAAAGTTAATAAAAACGAAGAATTAACTAATGCTAGAATTGTAGAACTAAGTAATGAGATCATAAAAGTAAGAAATTCTGCAGAAGGTATTAAAGCTGCTGTTAACTTTTCTAAAAAGTAACCATGAAAATATATACCTCAAATGAAGTTTCCGATATAATTGCTCAGAATGAAGAGTTAAAAAAATATTCTGAAAAATTGACAAGTTTAAATACTAAGCTACAAAAAGAACTGCAGCATACTAAAGATAAACTGGAACATCTAGAAGAACTAACTAAACTAAATAGTAATCCTATTGCTATTGGGTCTAACGAAGAAGAACTCTGTAAGCTTGAAATAAACAGACTATATCAAGCTGCAAAAAACGGTCCTCTCGAATTCAACGAAGTTAAATGTTTTGAAATATATGTAAAATCTTTAATGTTAATTAGAGGTAAGTCCGTAACTGAAGATAAGAAGAGTAAAAAAGAACCAAAGCTAGATCACGATCAGTTACTACAACTTGCTTTACAGGTTGTAGATGATACCAACGAACAATAATCCTGTCCAAATAACACCGCAACAAGCTAGAGAAATCCTTTGGAGAAAAGGAAAAGTTACTGATTTTTTATTAGATAGTAATCAGAAAATATTAAGGGATCAATTAAAATCAACAAAAAGAAAAACACACGTAGCTCTATTTTCACGACAGTCTGGAAAGAGTTATGGTGCTTTAGGAATAGCTGCAGAAGAATTACTTACTAGAAAAAATATAACTATATGCTATGTTGCTCCAAGACTTAAGCAAGGTAAAAAAATCGTAAAGTCTACTTTTGATGAATTATTTAAATCATGCCCACAAGACATAAAACCAAAATTTGACAGAGATTCATCTACTTACGTGTTCCCCTCTACTAAGAGTAAACTTGAATTATACGGATTTAATGCAGAAGAAATAGAATCAGCAAGGGGACCTAAAGCTCACATGATAATTGTTGATGAGTGCGGGTTTATGAATGATCTAAAGTATGGTCTAAAGTCTGTTCTATATCCGAAGTTAAACTCAACAAAAGGTTCAATGTTATTAATTTCCACATTACCTCGTTCCCAAGGTCATGAATTTTGGTCGATTGTTAAGGAAGCAGAGTATAAAGAAACCTTACTAAATAGAGATATATATCAATGTCCAAGATACACTAAAGAAGATATTGATGGGTTTGCAGAGGAAGTTGGAGGATATGATTCTGTAGATTTTAAAAGAGAGTATCTAAATATAATGATAACAGACGAAGAATATGCTGTTATTCCAGAAGCTAATGACGATACTTTGTCTAGAATCGTAAAAAATTATACCAGACCAGCTTATTATGATTGTTATGTTTCGATGGATATTGGTGTTAAGGACTTAACTGGTGTATTATATGCTTATTATGACTTTATTACAGGGAAAGTAGTAATAGAAGATGAAGCGACTTTTAAAGGAAAGAGTTTTACTACAGCTAATTTGGCAGCTTCTATAAGAAAGACAGAAGAATCTTTATGGAGTTTAAAGAAGCCTTTTATTAGAGTATCGGATAATAACAACTTGATTTTATTAAATGATTTAGCTATAGATTACAGCATAACTTTTGTACCTACTGCAAAAGATAACAAACACGCATGGTTAAATCAAATAAGAATTTTAATTGCAGAGGAACGAATTATTATTAATCCAAAATGTAAGCAGTTGATTTTTCATTTAAAAAATGCAACTTGGAATAAAAATAAAACCGATTACGAAAGATCTTTAGATGGCGGACACTACGATTTAATAGATGCTTTGGCATATTTAATACGTAACATAGCGTATACACGTAATCCATATCCAAAAGGGTATGGTATGACTTACGGAGATTCGTCTTTTAGGATAAGCGATGGCGGAAAATCTAAATTTGAAGAACATTTAATAGGAATGTTTAGTTATAAAAAGAATTAAACAAATAATAATAGAGGTTTAAATGGCTAAACAAACATATTTTGCAGCTAGAGAAGGTAAAGAAGCAGCTTCAGTATTACTGGAAAAAGCTTCCGATTGGAAAAATACTCTTACTACAAATGGTTATTTAGAGAAACTTAAAACTTGTTGGGCAACTTACCATGGAGCGTATTTTACAGATATGGCTTCTGGACATACTATCACTTTTGGTGGAGAGCAAGGAGAATTAGCTCAGCTACCAGTTAATCATATCCGTAACTTAGCTCAGCACATGTACGTAATGACGACTTCTAGTAGACCTTCTATGGAAGCTAGAGCTGCTAATACTGATTATAAATCTAGCGCACAAGTTACACTAGCTAATGGTTTATTAGACTATTACATGCGTGAAAAAAGGCTAGAGCGTTATATTAACAAAGCTGTAGAGTTAAGTATTGTTCTAGGTGCTGGATATGTAAAAATCGAATGGGACGCTACTACTGGAAAAGTAGTTGAGGAAGATGAAGAAACTGGAGATAAGGTATTTGAAGGAGATATAAAGTTTACAAATATATCACCTTTCGATGTAGTGTTTGACGTTAACAGAGAAGACAACAATCACGATTGGATATTAGTTCGAACTTATAAAAATAAATTTGACTTAGCTGCTAAATATCCAGAATTAGAGGATAAAATCTTAGCACTAGATACTAAAAGTTCAAGAGATAGATATTCTTTACAAATTTTTAGAAAGTCAGATTCTGATGAAGTAGAAGTTTGGACTATGTATCATAAAAAAACAGATGCTATGCCGGAAGGTAGAGAGCTTGTTTTTTTATCAGATGACATCGTTATTCATGATCAAGTTTTGCCATATAGAAGAATTCCAATTTTCAGAATGAGTCCAAATGAAATACTTGGAACAGCTTTTGGATATTCTAATTTATTTGACTTATTACCTTTGCAAGAAGGAATCAATCATCTATATTCATCTATAATGTCAAACAATATAGCGTTTGCTACTCAAAATTTATTTGTAAGATCTGGTTCTAACATTGACATTACAAATTTGGGTGGTGGATTAAATATTATACAAGGAACTGAAAAACCTGAGCCTTTGAACTTATTGGGAACTTCTCAAGAAACTTTTAACTTCTTACAAATGCTAGAAGGAAAAATGGAACAGTTATCTGGAGTAAATTCTGTAACAAGAGGAACTCCTGATCCAGCGGCAAATTTGAGATCAGGAAACTCATTAGCATTAGTTCAATCAATGGCTATTCAGTTTCAATCAGGATTACAAAATCAATATGTTCAATTAGTAGAAGATTTAGGGGTTGCTATTCTTGAAATTTTACAAGACTATGCCACTGCTCCTAGAGTTGCATCTATTGCTGGTATTAATAATAAACAATACCTAGTTCAATTTAAAGGCTCTGATATTGCTGATATTAATAGAGTTATTGTAGATGTAGGAAATCCTCTAGCGAGAACTACTGCTGGTCGTGTTCAGATGGCTGAGCAGTTAATGCAAATGAAACCAGAAGAATTTTCTATTCAGCAATACGCTCAAGTTATTAATACTGGTAGAATTGATGGGATGATGGAAAGTCCAGTGGATCAATCTAATCTTATTCAAATGGAAAATGAAAGACTTATTCAAGGTATCTCAGTTCCAGCACTAGTCATAGACGATCATAAAGAGCACATATTAAGACATAGAACTATTTTAAATGATATTGATATCAGAATGGATGATGAAAAAGCCAAGGTAATATTTGATCACTTGAAGGAACATATTGAGTTTGCAAGAAGTACAGATCCTGCAGTTTTGATTATGACAAACCAACAGCAATTACCTCCAGCACCGAATCAAGCTCCTACGGAAGCTCCTGCTCCAGAAACTGCAAATCAACCAGAACAAAATGCGGCAGGTCAATCTCCCATTGCTCAAGTAGCAGAAGCTTCGGAACAATCAATGCAACAGGAAATGCCGGGAATTCCAAAACCAGCTACTCCTCCAGCTCCGTTTGAGAATTTACCAACATCAACAATACCAGAACAATAATTATGAGAGAAGGTAAGATAAAAGAAATTTTACAAGAACTTCGTAGACTTAAAGATAATCCTGAAGCTATTGATAAATTTCTAAATGATCAATTAGAAGAAGACTTTAATCAAAGATTAGAAAAACTTAGAGTGGCGGACCCT